TACATTTTAATTTTGTCTCTTACAATATTTATACCACGTTCATCGGATGCATTTAATTCAATAATTCTATCTTTGTAATGAGTTTTAAATAATTCTTTAGCTAATGCCAAGATAGTAGAAGTTTTACCACAGCCTGAAGGTCCATGAAAAATTAGATGAGGGATATTCTTAGTAAGTATTGCTTTTTTTAATGATTCGATAATATTATTTTGAGATGTAATTTCTGTGAGAGAAATTGGTCTATATTTTTCAACCCATTGCATTATAAAGAAAAATCTTATTTTTTTAAATATTTTCTATATAAATATAATGAATTCTTTATATTTTCAGGATCATCATCCTAATGCATTTAAGATGCGCAATGAATTAATAAAAAATTTAACTAAAATCAATTATGATAAGTTAAATATTTTAGAAGAAGTATTTTTCTCAGACGATAATATTAATTTAATTAATAAACAATTAATATTAACAGTTTGGAAACGAACAAATAAAAAATATAAAATTATTTTTCAGAATAAATCGGATTTAATTATTGTAATGAGATATTATTTTATTGAAAATGCAAAACATTTACCTTATAATATTAAAGAACAGATTCAAGATTTGAATTGTCTAGTTGTTAATGCTTTATTACCTGGTATTATTACAAATTTTGAACAAAAATTAGGTTATTTGAGAGATATTGAAACTAGAGGGGCATTACCAAACGCCCCTATTAATACAAAAACTCAAAAAAATTTACCTTCTCAATTATAAATTTAACCCATTATTTCACCTTTGCTTTCATCTTCTATTAATTGATAAACGAAAATGATACCATTGCATTGAGCCATGTCTTGAAATGATACAGCACCATCGTCTGAGTATGTATAAGGAATTTGGGAAATAGTACGGGGGTTAACTGCTTCTTGCATAGGGATTTGTATTGCTGACTTGCCTGTATTATCGTATCTAGTGTAATTAGCATTGTGAACAGTAGATTTAATAACACCATAAGGATCGTATTTAATAGCATCTGTAGGGCGTTCTATTGTTTTTCCATATTCAGTTGTAATGATAGTGGATGAACCAATAATTAAATTATCTTTTTTATCAATATCGCTTGTATCACTGACAACAACGGAACGTAATACATATACATCATTCTTAAATTGAAGTCTGTGTTTATAGCTGACTACTCTCTTGTTTAATCTTTCATAACCAGCTGTGGCAGTAGGTAATCTCATACCAAAAGTAATTTGTTTAGAAGTTTCAATGATATTGGAACGACGATCAACATAAAAGATGAGAACACCATTGGAATACATAAAGTTAGTTTGTCTGGTAACAAGAACACCATTTTCGTTAATTATTTGGACTTGTTCAAGAGAATCTTCAAGAGCAATAGGTGAATTGTCATTGACGCTTAAAGGTAATCTTAAATTAATCATAGGAACATAGTTAATAACTTGTGTGGTGTTGTATTGATAAGGATTCATGGCATTGTTAGGGATATTAGGAATTGTTGTAATAACCGTGGGTCTGAATGAAAAAGCAGCTAATAAACGTTTCATGATGGTAGCATCGTAACGGCCATAAACAAGATCAGGTGAATCATATTTGTTCATTTTGCAAACATCAATGGAATTAATGAAATCAGCAAATTTAACATTGTAGTATTGGCCATTTCTTAAGTGTAAAACGGAATTCCATAATTGAACTTGTAATTGAGCACGGTTATATAAATCAAGTAAAGTAGAGCGACCATCGCAAACAACATCATTAGGATCTCTTCTTAAAGCATCAAATAATTTAGCATCTTGTAAAGTGCTAAAGGGTTCTTTGGAATGTCTTGTTTTAACAATGTTACTGATATTAGAGTGAATAAAGTGATCTTCTAAAATATCAATTTTGGGGAAGAAAAGAGCAGCACATACAGGGTGAACGTGATCGGAAACATTATTATGTAATCTGTTATATTGACCAGATAAAGCTTCAATAGCACAATCTTTGTAAATTAAAGATTGTCTTTTAACTTGAGAGTGTAAAACACGGGTGTCGCGATTTAATTTAATAATATCATTTAATATTTTGCTATCATTATCGGATAATTTTTGGGTAAAACCATCAATATTGTAAGTGATATCACCTAAGACTTTGGTAATATTGGTCATAGGAACATAAACATCAGGAGATTTGTTACCAACTAAGGTATTTTCGAAAACTCTTTGGAATTCACCGAATTCTTCGTTACTTAAACCATACTTGTGCTTGTATTTGAAAGCTTTTTCAAGTAAAATATGAAAAGGATATTGGCTATCGGAATATTTTTCTCTAATTAATTGAGCGAATTTTCTAGCGCGTTTGGTGATTTCGTTGTGTTTTTCAATATATTTTTTTTGGATTTTATCAACGAGATCTTCATTGTTGTATTTGTAACGTAAGTTGGTAAGTTCATTTTGGGTAACTTTGCCACCTTTGGTAAATAATTTTTGAACCTCTTGATCTATATTTGAATCATTTTTTCCACTGGGTCTTTGTCTAGTTTCAGAGTCCATACTCATTAGTTATATAATTAAACTTAGAAATTTTTTTAAAAACTAAAGTTTTTTTTACTAACTATTTAAAAAATATATTTTATATTAATTTAATGGAAAATTTATGGATAAATAAATATAGGCCAATAGATTTAAATGACATTTTTGGACATAAAACTCAAATTTTTAAAATAAAAAATTGGATTCAAAACATTCATAATTATAAAAATAAAGCGATTATTATATCTGGATGTCATGGAATTGGGAAAAGTCTTACAGTTGGTCTAATATGCAAAGAATTAAATTATTTAACTCGTATTATTTATCCAAATGAAATTAAAGATCATCGCATCTTTGATGATTTCAATGATTATTATAATCATAATAATTCAATTTATTCTAAAATTAATTTTTCAAACAAAAGTAAAAGAAACTTAATTTTAATTTTTGAAGAGACTGAGAACATTACTCTAAGTAGTGAAAAAAAATATATAATGGATATTTTTAAAGAAAATAATAAAAAGAAAGCATTTCCATTATTATTTATTTCTAATAATCAACATTCTAAATTATTAAATGATCTTAAAAAAAATTGTGATGAAATTATATTTGAATGTCCATCTATTGATGATATAAAAGAGTTAATAAAAAATATTTGTAATAAAGAAAATATCATAATAGATGATGATGTCTTCTCAGATTTAATTACTTTTTCTCAATTAGATATTAGAAGATTAATTAATATTTTACAAGAATTATCATTTCACTTCAAAATTATTAATAAAGAAAATTTAAAAATATTTATTGATCAATCAAGAGAAAAAGATATCGATACTGGTTTATTTGATGCAACTAACAATATATTAAATAATTTTTTAGATTATGATAATATTATGAAATTATATGAATTTGAAAAAGTACTATTACCTTTAATGATTCATGAAAATTATCTCAGAAAAATTTTATTTAAATCAAATGACTCTTGGAATGATATTATTTATAATTCAGTAAAAATATCTGATTCAATTTCAAGAGGGGATAATATTGAAACAAGTATCTATACTGATCAAAATTGGTATTTACAAAATATACATGGTTTTTATACATGTTTAAATACATCTTATTGGATTAATAAAAGCAATAAGAAATATTCTATTGAAAATAAAAATATCAAATTCTCTTCAGATCTTAATAAAACTTCATTAAAAAATATTAATAAAAAAAATATATTCAATCTACTTAAAATTATACAAAATAAATCTATCTATGAGATTTTAATATTGAATAGAATTTGTAATCATCTTATACAAAATAATAAAGAAAATGAATTAATTGAAATATTATCACAATATAATAAAGATGTTAGTATAAAAGAGATTGAGTTATGTTTAAAAATTGATAAAACCTTTGATTTCAAATTATTATGTTCAAAAGATAAAAAAAAAATTACTAAATATATTAAAAAAGAATAAAATTAAACATAGTTTTCTGTTATTTTAGTTAAACCAATAAATTCCATATTATTTTTATTATTGTTTGGATTAAACATAAATAATGAATTACTTAAAAAATTCAAAACTTGAGAAATCAATTTTAAATATTTAAGATTTGTAATTTTTATAATATCTTCATTTAAAAATTGATAAATAAATAACATTTCTTTATTATTATCTTTTTCAAATAAAATTTTTTTATCTCTAATTTTATTTACAGATAAATTATTTTTTTTATTAGTTCCTGGAATTGAAGATGCCCATACCCATAAATTAGTAGTAGGCTCAAATATACCAAAAAATAAATATTCTCCTTTTAATACTTTTTTTTCATTAAGGAATATAGCAATTATATTATTTTTAAATTCAAGCTGATAATCTCTTTTTAAATCTAATATGTTTTTAAAATTTTTGTTAATTTCTATATTATACTTTTTCATATTTTTCAAAAGCATTATTTTTAATGAGAAAAAAATATCTAATTGTTTTATATAATGTTTAATAGTGAAAATAATAAATTGGTATTAATTGTTTTTATTGTTTGTCTTATTTTCTTTTTTATAATTATGCCTTATGTTAATCAAAATTTATACGATGAACAAAAAGAAATTTATGAAAATTTTGATAACATTATTTATCAAACTATTCAAAATAATCAAAAAGATGATATTGATAGATTTGATACAAAAATATGTTCTAAACAATGTTGCAAATATGATGTTTGGCCGGTTCCATTTAACACAACAAATCCTAATGTAGATCCTAAAATATTAGATAAATTTGTTGGTACTAATATCACATGTGCTAATGGAGAAGTAACAGGATGTATTTGTGCTACTAAATCAGATATGGAATATTTATCTAATCATGGTCAATAAATAAGTTTAATTTTTAAAAAATATCTAATTTGTTATATAAATGTCAATTAACTATTTTATTAAATTAGAAGAAGAATTTACTAAACAACTAATAAATATATTAACACCTGAAATATATAAAAGAATTAAAAATATCTTTGATTCTCTTAAAAATAATTCTGAAGAAAAAATTTTACAATCATTTCAAGATGAACTTACAAAAATTGCTGAATGGAGTCAAATAACTGTTCAGGAAGAAACATACAAAATAATTAATAATCCAAAAAATAACTTTTCATTAGAAGATTTAATCTATTCTACTCTAAAAATTAATATGATCATTTTTAATACTAACGAAATTGATGACTATAAAAAAATTAAAATACAAAATTTTATTCACCAACTATATATTATTTGTGCCAGAAGTATATATGTTTATCCAGATCTATTCTCTAATAAATATCCTCCCTTAGAAAGATTAAGAAATATTAGAGACACATATGCTATTATTAATGAATCTATTAAAGATACAATCAGAATTTTATTACCAAGACAAATTATCTATAAACACTTTTTAAATCACTCTTATGAAATAGAAACTTTCAAAAATAATAACGAAAATATCCAAAAACTTTTAACCATCGATTTAGATAAACTTGATATTCATCATTTTAATCAAATTCAGCCTTACACTAAACTAATTATGGATGATACTAAATTAGTTTATGAAGATACTAAACCTAATACTAGAGATGTTGAATTAATACAAGATACTAAATTAGTTCATAAAGATGCTGATTTAGTTCATAAAGATGCTGATTTAGTTCATAAAGATGCTGATTTAGTTCATAAAGATGCTGATTTAGTTCATAAAGATGCTGATTTAGTTCATAAAGATGCT